TTTGGTGCCTCAAACTCATATTCCATAGCAGAACCAGTAACCTTTAATTTTAAAGTACCAGATTTAGTTCTGGCTAAAACCATGTTAGCATCATGATTAAATAGTGCTACTACATCTGTCATGTCGGAGTTCGTAAATACATCTTGGCTCATCTCTTCATCATACCAACCCATGTCATAGGTAGAGTTAAAAACGGTAGCAGTGCCTACTATTGTTCGAGATTCTGGCATTGCGCGAAACTCGTAATTTATACTTCTCTTTTCCATTGTTTCTTCTTTTGAACGTTCGTCCATTATTTTATTAGCTGTTCTTTCTGCCCAAGGCAACATAGTTGAGCCACCCCAAGCGTCATACATAATTGAACCGCATATCTCGTTATCGTTCTCATCAAAATACTTGCCTTGGTCATATACCTTTGCTCTACTTAAAAAACTATAAGTGCGTATCACTTCATCGTCCGAAAGTTCTTGTCTGCTTGACAACTGCTTAGCTCTTGACCAGCCCACGGAAGTCCCACACTGGCTGCCCTTCTCTTCTTTATGCCGCAATGCTTTCTTTGCTGCATTAGTTGCCGACTGAGGATAGTTACTGTACGGCATCGCTTGTAGGTTCTATTTTAATATTAGAAGCTAAAGGCAAATCATAACTATCTCCACCATCATAAGGATTCATATTTTCCTTAATTCTTATTTCGTTAGGTGACATTGCTAATACATTGCGCATAGTTGTGTAATAGGATGATCTCGCTGCAACATCTCCACGCAATAACCCATCAAGATTAAAACGAGTGCAATAATTATATTTTTCTGCCTCAAAAAATATCTTCCTATTAAATTCTGCCTCTATCGTTTCACAAAGTGGCATAATTGTGTAATTAACAAACATCTGGCTAAGTTGCTCCATATTGCTAAATGTTGCTTTATCCATATCTTCTAACAAAACACCTGGCACACCAGTCATGCGAGCAATGTCCGCAATAGTTGCCTTCTTAGTTTCATTAAAAGCTGCATCGTTAGGATTAAGACCTACTTTTTGGAAATCCATGCCTTCTTCCAAGATAGCAGTACCTCCAGCATTTTGACTTCCACCAAATGCACGATTAAAAGAAGACTTTAATCTATCGTAGGCCTCATTAGTTAACTTGCCAGGATGTTTTAGCACTCCGTTTAAGTGCGCACCATTCTTATAAAAGTTAGCACCATAATTTCTATTTGCTAAAGCCAAGCCGTAATTATCTCTGTGAAGGTCAGGTATTTTAAATGCTTCAATTCCATTCCATGTTAAATTAGGAATGTGAATCATATTTTCACAACTAAATTTTTTATTACTTTTTTTACTCTTAAACATTAACTCACCTCTCGTATTGTAATAGCTTTCTATTTGAGTAGGATCAAGAATTGTAAAGCTATTTATTCTTTGGGTAATGCTATTTCTATTTATAGATGCGTAAAACACACCATGACTAAGGTAGTGTAATACTAAAGTTTTATAAAATGTGTGAGCTGTGTAATAATCGTTAGGTTCACGAGCAATAACTTTTAAGTTAGGATGCTCCTTTGCTATTCTTATCCCTCCGTTATCCATCTTCTCTATAATGTCAAACGGCAAGGATGCAATAACACCGCCAAGTATTTGTGTAGCACGGTAAAAAGCAGGAAGACCAATAATAGAATATTCATCAACCGCAACACCAGCTGCTGATCCTCTTTGAAATAATGCGCCTAATGTATCACCGTTAATAGGTGTACTTGGATTTTCAATACTGGCACGAGTATTAGAAAAAAAAGACCGCATGGTGTTAATTATTCCCATGCGGCAAATATAAACCAAGTTAGTATGAAGTAATTTACTTTAGGTAACAGACTAAACAAACTTCATGTCCATATAATTACTTTTCGCTTTGCGAAAACTATTATATGTTGTGTACTTTTCATCAAGACCTAAAGCCTCTCTCTCATCTTCCAATTTCTGCCACGCTTCTTGATGTGTACGACATTCACCGGATAGCTCATAAAATCTATGAAAGTATCCGCTTGTTGAATTAATCTGTCTAACCTGTTGTGCATACTCGTTTTTGCGCATTAAATTCTCCATAATTAAAAGGTTTTTATTTTAATTAGGTACATTTTATAACATCAATAATCCACTTTCCCTTTCCTTCCCCTCGTATATCGTTGGTCTATCGCCTTGCATTATCTGCGCATAGGCCATGACCATTGCTACCGCTCCATCCACCTTTTCCGTACTTTTTGCCTTATCTATCTTTATGTTTCCAGCAGGATCTAACCGCAAAATTACATTGGACATCATCCATTCTAATACTGGGTTGCCATCATGTGTAATCTCATTAGATAAAAACAACTTTTCTATTTCTTTAGTTGGTGCAGACATAGAAATAAAACCCTGACCGAATGGCTTCATGGTTGCGCCATCATTTGTCAACTGAATAACAAGTTGACTGGCATTCCATCTGTCAAAACAAATACACTCTATTTTATACTTTGCCGTAATCTCTATTACTTTGCTTTTAATAAAATCATAATCCGTAACATTGCCATCTGTCATAATAAGATGTCCATCCTGTTGCCATTGCAAGTAAGGTACACCATCACTAAGCGATCGCTCTCTAACATTATCCTCTGGGCAAAAGTAATAAGATTTTATATGTGGCTTAGTCAATCCATCTTGCACCGGAAAACAAAGTACAAGTGCGCAGATGTCACGGGTTGAGGCAAGGTCTAAGCCAGCATAACACTTTTTATTATACAGAGTAGCATCATCAATAAATAACCTGGTTGCATCAATGTAACTTTGTGAAATCCAAACCGAGGATGTAGATGTCCATACGTTTAAATTTTTTGTCATGAATTGTATTTGCTTTGCTGCTCCTTCGTTTAATGCCTTTTGGTATTGATTGTCCATGTAGTCCATGTACGGAGTAACACCAAGGTTAGGATTGCTTTTAGTCCAATTATTTTTATCTTGCCAGTCGTCGCCTTCATCAAGACAAAATAATAACGGAAAAACCGATTCATCTATTTTTCTTTTCTCCAAAATGTCAACCATGACCTTTCTAAACATATAACAAGGAGATTCACGATTAAACCCTGCAGTTGTAGTAATTAATAACAATGGTTGTATTCTTGATCCCATGCCTGTCTCCATGACTTCCAAAACATCGCTTGTTTTATGCGAGTGGTATTCGTCAATGCCTGAAAAGTGCGGATTTAAACCATCCAATGTGTCGGCATCGGAAGATACTGCTTCAAATTTAGAATTTGTGGTAGGTACATTACAATTATATTTTAAAACGTTTACCAACTTGTTAAAAGTCTTTGAATCTGCCTTTAATGACTTAAGCATTACCTTCGCAGTATCAAAAGCAATTCTTGCCTGATCCCTCGTAGTTGCAGCCGTGTACACCTCCGCTCCCGTTTCATTGTCCAACAAAAAACAATATACTGCAATCGCAGCTGCTAACTCCGTTTTGCCGTTCTTCCTGGCAATCTCAAGGTAAGCCTTGCGGAAGCGTCTGCCTCCAGTCTTTTTCTGCCATCCAAACAATACCTTTATAAAAAACTCTTGGAATGGTTGGATGTTAAACCGCTGCCCAGCAAACTCGCCTTTCGTGTGTCGAAGTGCGGAAATAAAGGAGAAAGCCCTGGATGCCTTCTCCTCCGAAAATATAAACTCCCAATCTGTATTTTGTAAATCTAACAAATGCCTATTAACTGCCAGCCTTGCATAGTTGCCTAATATTAATCTCCCCGATACAACATCCTCAATAAACTTCATTTAGGTGTTTTAATCTCTATAGCAATAAATCTAAACAAGAAAACAAAACTAACAAAACCAACTGCCTCCAAGTAGTCAATATAGTCAAACCAAAAGAATTTAACAAAAAGCCAATTCCATAAATAGTAAAATGGAACGGCTAAAGCTGTAACCATCATACTCATTACAATTATAAACATAAATGTTTCATAAATACTTTGTTTCATTAGTTCATTTTTAATAGTTTAGCTATTTCATCGTCTTCAGTATCATTACTATCCCTAAAGTAGTCAAGTTTTAAACGGCTGCCAGGATCAAGTCCTAAACTCTTGCTAATCTCCAAAAACATATCCATACTTTGCTTAAATGCAGTCCATTCTGCAGAAACTTGCCTTGCACCGTTTGGATGCACCATAACTGCACCGGCAACTGCAAGAACCTCGGCATTGTAAAGCAAATGGCCAATGGCACGCGATGCAATGCTCAAAAAAATGTCGTCAACGTCCTTGCTCGCCTTGTGCGCTTGCAAATGCTCCTTTAATTTTTCGTAAATCTTTTGTTCATCCTCATTCAGTTTTATCAGAGACCTGCCAACAGGTGAAGCAGAAAAGGATTTAATTCTGGATGGTATCAGAGTACCTTGTAACTCTTTTGTTTTTAATGATTTTGCTCTCATTTGTTTTTGCTTTTGTATGTTTTGTATAAACCCCCCTTTAGGCTATTGATTTGTTGTGCGTAAAGT